AGAATTATCAATAATATATGCTTCTTTTTCAGATGTGACACATTTTGGATATGTTTTGTTAATTGTCACCCATCGGCTAGGTAATTTCTTTATTTTTTTGATTTCTTGTTTATCCATACCTAGGTAATCACTCAATAAGTATTTCAAACTCCTACCACCTAGTGATTTTGGAAATATAGTAATAGAATGCGATTCGTTTAATATTTTCTTGGTATCAATACCAGAAGTTGCAACATGTGATGTATAAATACAACTCGTGCCAGTATGCCGTCCAGTTTCCAAAATAGAATTAAGCACCGAATTAACCCTATTTCTCAATTTCTTATTAGTAATACAATCTGTATCATCAAAAATACAGAGACTATTTTCAAAATCTTTTGCGGATAAATCATTATCATCTTCAAACTCTTTTGTTAGCTTTATTCGTTTAAGTTTTTTAATTTTATCTATACTAGAATCTTCTGTAATACTACTGAATAAAAATATCATATTTTTAGGGTACATCTTGGCATATTCATCAGCATACATCTTGGTATAAAAAGATTTGCCTGATCCAGAAGCACCAGTAATATAAAGAATATCTCTCTCTTTATTTTGATTAGGACAAGGTATAAAACTATCTTCACCTGTTAGTTTGATTTCAGGATAAGTATGCAGATTTGTCTTATCACTTACGCTTACGATACAAGGTTTCTTGGTTCTAGTTGTTTTAATCATTGCGACAGCATCACCAGTATTTTCAGTATTCATTTTATATTACATCTAGATTTTATTTTTGTAGATTATAATTTTACTAAATATTTGTTTTTTGAAATAATCATTTTAGTATATTCATTGACTTCGTTAAACAATTCATCTCTTAAAATAGTGAGTTCAGATGATAAAGAGTTGTGAGAAGTCTTGGCACTAATGATATTTATATCATCAATAATTTCTTTTAGATTAAAACTAGTAATAGATACAAGTGTAGCTTTAATAATTTGTAGATTGTTGATAATATCAGAAATCTTTGGTTTTCTAAAATTATATTTATTCTCTAAAACTAATAATATTATATCTAAATCAGATCTACATTTATTCAAGTAGCCAAGAGGTGAATTAAATAAATCAATATATTCCACTAATTGGTCTTTGTATTTTTTTGGATCAAGAATAAGTTTATAAGAGAAAGCTCGTTTTACAGCTTTGAAATAATCCTTTTCTTGGATGTACTCATTAAAACTTTCTTTTATTCCATTTAAAATTCCTTCTCTTGTAATTTCCGATTTTTCAAAATTAGATTCTTGTCCCAATTTCAATAAATAATTATCAGAAAATTCAGTAAATACACCATCTATTAACACAATTGCGTCAAGTTTAATAGTTGATTTTTGGATAAGAGTTTCTTGGAAATATACATGTTTTTTGTTCTTTTTAATTTTATAACCTTTTTCCATATCTTGTTTAGACCATCTCAATGGTTCACCATTACTATCTTCACCACATTTAAAGTCTGTAATAAAAATAGATGGTTCAGCTTCAGCTTCTCTAAACTTTCGTAAAAAAAGTTGATAAATATGATTCAAAAGTGTTGGTGTATCTCTAGATTTTTTAACAAGTTCCATTAAATCAAAATCCGAATTATATAAGATTGATTTCAGTGCTGCTGAACCGATTATCTTATATTTACCACTAATAGTTAAAAAGTGAAAAACATTTTGTATTTTTTGTTGAAAATCTGATAATTGTTTTTTATCTAAATAATGTGCCATTAATATATATATACTTTCAAAAAAATATTATATATATATATTGAGTTTATAAAAAAGTATTTTACATCATATATTTAGTAGGACAACTGCGGATATTTTCAGGATAATTTATTAATGGTTTGTCAAAATTATATGCACTAGTAAAATTGGAACTATCGTTAAAACGACCACTACCTCTCATTGCCATTGGTGCATATGATTTAACTATTATTAACATGTCATTCAAAAACTTACTCATCCTAGCTTTCAAAATATCATATATTTCTGAACCATCTTCAACTGCCATTTCATACAGGTGTGGTTCTATTTTTAAATAGTCAGTTCTCAATTTATTTATTCTAGTTTCCATTTCAGAAATATCAACTTGAGAGAGATTGTTAGCATATGGTTTAATTTTAGCATTTAAATAGATATTTGCGTGTTGAATTAATGAACTGATATAAATAATAGTTTTGAAAAGAATATTTTCATTGCCAACTCTTACTTGATTTATATCAGGCATTCTTGGAATTAAATCATCATCTGTAATTCCTGATATTCCAGATTCATCTGAACTACTATCACCTCCATCTCCATCTCCACCATCACCATCACCATCAGAATCAGAACTTGAAGAATCACCACCAGAACTTGGCGGACTAGGTGCGGATCGTCGTCTTATTCCTGATTTAGCAGCACCAGCAGCACCACCGCCAAGAAAATTAGGAGTTGTATTTACTGAATGACTAGTAAGACCAAATAAATCACTATCACTAGTAAAAGCAGTTGATGCTGGTTCAGGTCTACCAACAAATTTTTTAGTGTATCTTGGCGTTGGTTCTTCATCTATAAATTCTGGTTCTTCATCTAACATTTCATTTGTAGAAGTTGCAGCAGCCATTGTAGGGTTCAAACTAGAATGTTTTTTTATTTTTGATAATCCACCTCTTCCACTTCCGTATGTAACTGGTTCTAATTTTCTTCGTGGATCTGGATTATCATATGGATTCAATCCAAAAAAATCATTATAATCACGACCTCTTCGTACTATTCCATCTCTTGCGAGAGAGGTCATGAAGACTTTCTTGGCTTTCTTTTCGTAAGAAGACAAATAAATAATTTGCGAATCAATATCGTTAAGCATTCCCATGAATTCAGCGTAATCTGATTTCACATTTGATGCGGATTTAATATTAGAAGCCATATCTGGATTATAAGACATGTTAGCTAAAGCTCTAGATGATAACACTTTTGAAGCAGAATATACTGAATCAGGATTATATTGCAAAATTTTACCTTGTTTGATTGATGGCATATTATAATATATTATTATATAATAATTTTGTCTTTATTTTCTTGATAATATTTTTTATTATATTCTTTAATTTGTTCTATATTTTTTTCGTAATATTTTTTATTTTTTTCTTTAATTTTATCTTTATTTTCTTGATAATATTTTTTTTTATATTCTTTATCATATTCTTTTTGATATTCTTTAATTTTATTTTGATTATTTTCTCTATATATTTTCATTTGTTCTTTTTTTTTATCCTTTTTTTCTTCTACATTAGCAATTGGTCTAACTAAATTTATACAATTTAGTTTATCATACCATTCTCTCTCCTTTTTTAAAAGTTGCATCTTATTTTCACAATCACATTCGTCTAAAAGGTTAATATAATAATCACCTCGTATTATTATATTTTTTGATATACAATGACTATTTAAACTTCTGTGTTTAGATAATCTTCTAGCTAAAGTATCTACTGTAGATCCAATATATCTCTCACCTGTAATTCTACAAATAATTTCATATACTTTTCCGTTAGAATAGTTCGGCATACTTTATTATACTCTTAAATACTCTTTATATTGTTATAGTAATTGATGTTCCTTGATGTGCTTTGAAGCTTGACCTAGTGTAAAGCCGTGTGACTTCATTAACTGTGAAACAAGCTTTCCACGAGCTAATTGTTTGGCACTAGCAGGTCGTTTTCCACCAGCTTTTGGATATCCACCAAGTCTAGCCCCATCACCAGTAGGTGCTATCATTGCCCCACCTCTACCCTTTGCTCCAAAAAAAGCATGTACCTTTTCAGGTGGTAATACCTTGAATAATTCTGGGGCAATTGTATCGTGACCCAAATTATAACCAAAATCAAAAGGATTAACACCAGATATTTCAAAAGGTTTTCCAACAGAATTTCCAACTTTTTTTATCATATCTTCCCAGCCCCCACCAGTTTTTCGTCCTTCACCTCGTCCCATTCCTTTCATCAACATCGGAATAAAAGGAGCTACACTCTTGGCAATTTTCAAAAAAGATTCCATTCCTCCTCCACCATTCATATGCTGATGTGCTTCGGCAGCGTGTTGTAAATAATGATGCGGATTTCCATTAGATCTACCAGCAGCAGCCATTAATAGAGGAATAAAAGGTTCAGCAACTTTCATTACAGAAGTAAATCCTTTTCCAAAATCACCCCAAAAACCAGCACCTTCCATATCACCTTTTCTTGGCTTTCGTCCTTCTCCTTTCATATAACTAGTAAGAGCTTCTTTTGCTAAATCTTTACCAATTGGTGCTAGTCCTTCAGCAGCAGCTGAACCAATACTTTTCATTGAATCCCAAAATCCAGCACCTTGCATATCAGATTTTCTTGGTCGTCCTCTGCGTCTACCTTCACCTTTCATATATGATTTTAACATGTCAGTTCCAACTTCTTTTGCTACATCAGTAGCAACAGGTAAAAGATGTTTACCTACAGCACTAGCACCTTTGCCAAGATCACCCCAGAATCCAGCACCACATTTTTTCGGACGACCACGACCACGACCAATAGCACCTTCTCTCAAAATATAAGGTTCAGTACCAGTTTGATAAGGAGGAAAAGGAGCAGTATTTCTATATGCTTGAACTGCTCCACCTTTCATATAAGACATCAATGCATCTTTTCCAACATCTTTTGCTATATCAGTAGCAACAGGTAATAGATGCTGACCCACAGATTTGGCACTATTGCCAAGATCACTCCAAAATCCCCCACCCATTGTATCTTGGTAATTTCCTCCAACTGCTAGTGATGAAGGATATTGAGCTGCTAGTGGTGTAGGTAATACAAATTCACGAGTTCTTTTTCCACCATATAAAGTAGCATTATCATCACGAAGAAACATGGTAGGTTGTTCTAAATGATGAATCATATTTTGTTTATTACGATTCAAATGTGCCGAGATTAAATCATTATAACTTTGCATTATAATATTACTAAATATATTAATAAATAATAATTAATTAATTATTTATTAATAACTTTTTCTCTCCATTTTAGATTTATAATAATCTAAAATAATCTAAAATATATTTAATAGTGTTTTCTGGCACGGCTTCCAGCACTAGTAGCTCCACCACTAGTAGCCCCCCCAGAAGTAGCTCCACCACTGCTGCTAGACATATCAGGCATATGTTTTCGGTGTCCGTGATGGCGAAGTAAGCCAAGAATGTTAGCCATACCACGATTGCTCTGTTTTCCACCAACAAGACGACTGTATTCAGCACTATCAAGATGAGGAACAGGATTCTGTTCTTTCGTCTTTAGCACCTGTTCTTTCGTCAAAATTCCAGTGAATATTTGCGAAGTACCTTGCTGGGTTGAAAGAAGACCACTGTTAACACATATAATCAGAATTTCAGGCGTAATAGCGTAATCAAACTGATTAAATACTTTCAAGTTAAACTGGAACTGATACTGACCCAACGATGATGCGGACAAATACGAAGGAAGCGAGAAATCGTAACAAGGGTTAAGAACAAGAACAGATCCAACAGTAGGAACAAGTTTTGTTAAAACACCACCAGCAGCAGCAGGACCGTTGTTATTCACTGATGCTTGACCTGCGAATTCGTAAAACGATTGGGCTGACCCATTCCTGACAGACAAATTGTATAGATCTTGCTGTGTTGCCGTTGCCAAAAGTCCAGACGAGTTATTGAAATTGACCGAAATATTCTGAATTGCTAAAAACGAAGCTGAATTAGACCAGTCCTGATTACCAAGAGGCTCACGAGCAACTATCAAAATCATATCAGGAACTTGATTCAACTGAATACTCATACTAGAAATAGTTTGAGACGAAGATAAAGCAGGAATTGCTTGCGAATTTGCCTGTGAAGTCAAATAACGAGGATAATCCATATAAGGAACAACATTCTTGGTGCTTATCTTGGCATACTGCTCTGGCTGTAAGCTTAAGAAATTGAATAACAATTTAGTAGCAGATAGACCAGTAGATGAAGGCAAAATATTTCCGACAGCAACAGAATTTCCTAAAGTAATTCCAGTAATATAAGGACAAGCAGACGAAAAAAGACGATGACATGTGCTATCAATATTAAGAACAAGCGACAAGTTATTAATACCCACAAGACCAGCCTGATTTTCAGGATCAGTGTTAATAAAAGGACTCAAAGCAACAAAAGGTTCAGTGAAAATAGCACCTAAAGTAAATAGCCAAGTATCAGTAACAGCCGTTGAAACAAGAGAATCATCAGCATATACCCCACCAATAAAATGCTGCACCACAATATCACAAGGAAAAGCACCTCGTGGCATCACATCATTATCATATGAATTGTTATTGAAAGATGCCAAAGAATTGTTATTTGTAAGAACACCATCAATATACACACCATATGCGGCATCAACCATACTAGGTGTCAAACTATTCCAGCGAGAAAGCATCCGACTATCGTTCATTTTCAAAAGAGGTGCTAAAACATCAGCCGTATTGGTTGATGTAGACACATTGTTAAGTGTTAGCTGTGTAGTCGTCATCAAACTATTCAAAGGAAAAGCTTGGAAAGCCGAATTAAGACCATATATAAAATCAACATTAGCACCTACAGGAACTTGATATGCGGCATCAGTTGCCGAACCAGCAGCAACTGTAATAGCCACTTTAGACTGAAGAAGAACATGACGATCTATCAAAATATTTTCAGAAGGGATCTGCACATTGAAAACCACAGATGAATTAGCAATGGAAATAGCGTTAAATTGTTGATAAGTAGATTGCGAAGCCGAAGACTGAACTCCATACACCTCTTCATCCGTAATCATAGCAATTCGTGCGTCTTCAATTAAAGCTGTTTTGAAAGTACTCATTATATAAACTATAAATATATTATTATTTTTAAAATATATTTATATAATTTGCTAAAGTTAAGTTCCTTTAATATTTCCTAAACTACTTTTCTTGGCAAATAGGATTTTTAATGTAGCAGTTGATCCAGAAGAAAGAAGAAGAGGATTTAAAACCCCATCTCTCCCTTTCCAATAACATACTATATCTAAATTGGATAAAGGAGTATTTCCGAATAATTGTACCCATCTATATTGGGCTGATGGATTATAAACAATATTTGGTTTATATATTCCAGCGTCTGCTATAATATCTGTAATAACTGGAGCTGTATTTGAATTATTACCTTGATTACCTGTAAAAATAGCACCATTATTAATAAGCACAGGAGTGCTTAAATTAGTTGGAACTATTGGTAAAGTATTAGAACAAAACACAACAGAAATAACAGGAGTCCAAAGAGATATAGTTGAATATTCTTGGAAACATTGAACTGATGGAACATCAGGTATAACAGTATGTGTTGTATTATTATATAATGGATAATCAATAGCTTGAAAACCACCAAAAGTTGTAGTTTGCAACTGCACATTCAAACCTTGATTATTTCCAGATAATGATTTTATATATACTGGAAAACTGCTAAATAATTGATACATTGCTGGATTCATATAAATTTTTATACTATTAGCTTTAGATGAATCATATCCATCAATAGCTACATTCAATATAGCAACAGCATCAGGCGAAGATGTGCTAAAAGACATTGCTGGTGTATACACGCTTGGCAAGATACCACCAGCAGCGGCAAATTGAGCTGCTAAACCATTATAACATGTTTGGAAAGTTTGATTAATTAAAAAAATCCAATATTGATAAGAATAAATATAGTAATATCCAGTAGAATTGTCCTGTAAAGTGGTAGCAGTTTGATTTGGTGGAATAGGTAATTTAACAGCTTGATTTTGCGGAACAAATTCTACATATGTTTGTTGAGTATAAGTAGCACCGCCTAATACATTATAAGAAAGAGAAACTGAATATATGCTTAAATTAATGTCAGGTTGATTTGGTTGAATCTGACAAATAAAAACAGGAAGTGTTGGTGTTTCTACACTAAAGCGAATAATTGACATCAAATACTCTTGCGGATTAAACAAAAAAGGAATATTTCTTGTTTCATTAAAATACAAAGGCGGTGGGGGTTTATCTATAGTTTGCAAATTGCTAATGACAACATCAAAATAAATCTTTTCGTTCAAATGCGTTAAGGAAACAGACATGTCTTATATTATAAACTGATATTATTTTATATTTTACTAAATCTAATATAATAATTTGAGAGAAAAGATAGCGATGTATATATACTTACTAAATATGTATATATAAAGGATTTTTAGATTTATATTTGTAATAATCTAACAAAATAAAGGCAAAATAGATTATTTTTAGATTTAAATATGAATTAATTTTAAAATTATTACTATTATAAATCTATTTTTGTTAGATTTTCATTAGATTTCTTCAATATAATAATCTAAATAGGCGTTTTATTTAGATTATTACCGATTTTAATCTATTTATAGAT